AATTATGGAAAAAATATATGAAATTATTGATTGGGTAAAGAATTATCAATTATGGGAAACAAAAGACTACATTAAAGCTGGTGTAGTTGTGCTGATTGTCATAGGAATTATTGTATCTTTAGTATAATGGCACAAAGAGGAGGAAAAAGAGCAGGAGCAGGTAGACCAAGAGGTGTCACCGCAGGAACTAAGCACGAAAGATTAGAAAAAATGCTACGTAAGGGTGCTAAAACTCCTTTACAATATATGCTAAACATTCTAAACGACAAAAAAACATCCCCTGAAAAGAAGATGTGGGCTGCCGAGAAAGCTGCACCTTTTATACACCCTAGACTATCCTCAATAGACCAAAAACTACAAGGTGATAAAGACGAGCCAGTCGAAATAGAAGTTAAATGGAAGGAATAGTTTGAAGATTGAAATACCTTACAAACCACGACCCTTACAAAAAGAACTCCATAATAAATTAAAACGCTTTAATGTTATATGTTGTCATCGTAGGTTTGGTAAAACAGTTTTTGCAATAAACCACCTTATAAAGACAGCGTTACATAAACCAAATCAACGCTTGGCATACATTGCACCTACTTACCGACAAGGTAAGAACGTGGCTTTTGACTATTTAAAGGAATACACCCAACCCTTAATGAAATTAGGGGGGAGTAGACACGAAACCGAATTAAAGGTAGACCTATGGAATGGTTCACGTTTACAAATATTCGGTGCTGACAACCCAGATGCCCTTAGAGGCTTGGGGTTTGATGGTGTCTGTATGGATGAGTTCGCTTTAATGTCGCCTCGTACTTGGACTGAAGTAGTTAGACCTGCAGTTTCTGACAAACTAGGCTATGTTATATTCATTGGTACACCAATGGGTCATAATCAGTTTTGGGATGTTTACGATCTTGCAAGACGTAGAGGTGGAGATTGGAAAGCAGTTTTATATAGAGCTTCTGAAACAGAAGTTATAGATGCTGATGAATTGGATGAAGCTAGAGCTACAATGCCAGAAGATCAGTACGAACAAGAGTTTGAATGTAGTTTCCAAGCTGCAGTATCTGGTGCTTATTACGGTAAGCAAATACAGAAAGCAGAAAAAGAAAATCGACTTACAGAAGTAGATTACGATGAAAATATTGAAGTGGAAACGTGGTGGGATTTAGGAATAGGTGATTCTACTTCCATTTGGTTTGCACAAAGAGTTGGAGATGAGGTACACCTCATAGATTATTACGAAACGTCTGGAGAATCACTTGCACACTATGCAGGTGTTCTTGAAGATAAAGCATACAACTACGGTAGGCACATTGCACCACACGACATTGTGGCACGTGAATTGGGTACAGGTAAATCAAGATTAGAAGTTGCAAGAGAACTTGGAATTAATTTTGATGTATGTCCTAAATTAGAAATACAACACGGTATTGAGTCTGTTAGAAACACACTTGATAGATGTTGGTTTGACCGTAATCGCTGTAAACTTGGTATTGAATGTTTGCGACAGTACCGTAAAGAGTTTGATGATAAGATGCAGACATTTAAAAATAAACCCTTGCACGATTGGAGTTCACACGGAGCCGATGCGTTTCGTTATGGTTGTGCAATAGACCCTGACACTAAAAGTCAATGGGCTAGAGAAATTAACGTAGATACAAGGTATATAGTTTAGTATGACAAAAGGAAAACCATTAACAGATTCAGAACTTTCTTCAATATTACATTCTGAAATTAGTTCATCATTAGGTTACATAGGTTCAGACGTAACAAGCCAAAGACAAAAATCTTTGGAGTATTATTTTGGTGAACCATTCGGCAACGAACAAGAAGGTAGATCACAAGTTGTTTCAACAGATGTTAGTGATGTTATTGAATCAATACTACCCACATTGTTAAGAACGTTTGCAGCAAGTGATGACGTAGTTAGATGCGATCCTGTGACTGCAGAAGATGAAGAAGTTGCAAGACAAGCTAGTGATTATTTAAACTACGTTTTTAATAAAGACAACGATGGGTTTGTTGCTCTTTACACGCTATTTAAAGATGCCTTAATACAAAAAAACGGTATTGCAAAGATATACTGGGACACATCTCAAAAACAAGAACAAGAAACTTACGAAAAGTTAAGTGAAGATGAATACATTATGCTTATTGATGAGGATGGTGTAGACGTTAAAGAACACACGGAATACGCAGACCAAGATGCCATCACTGCAAAACAAAAAATGATGGAACAAACAGATGACCCAATGTTGATGCAACAAATAGAAGATGCACCAACACCAATGCTACACGATTGTGTTATTACACGCACAGAAACTTATGGAAAAGTTAAAATAGAAACAATACCACCTGAAGAATTTTTGATAGAACGTAGAGCAAAAAGTTTACAAGATGCAAATTTCCTTGCACACCGTACAACAGTTACAAGAACAGAATTAATTGAAGCAGGATTTGATGCAGACATAGTTAGTAGATTACCTAGTGATGTTGCTGACAAATACAATGAAGAAAAAATAGCACGTCATCGTAATTTAGATTATGACTTCGATAGTAATTCAGGTGAAGCATCTACAGATGAAATTACAATATTTGAATGTTACTCACGCATTGACGTTGAAGGTGATGGCATTGCCAAGTTAAGAAAAATAACTATTGCAGGTACTGGTGGTTATGAAATATTAGACAACGAACTATGCGATAGCATACCGTTCGTTTCATTAACACCAATTATGGTTCCACACAGATTCTTTGGTAGATCAGTTTCTGAAATGACTGAGGACTTACAACTCATTAAGTCTACAGTGATGAGGCAGTTGTTAGATAATATGTATTTAACAAACAACAACAGAGTTGCAGTAATGGATGGTCAAGTAAATCTTGACGATCTACTAACTAACCGACCAGGTGGTGTAGTAAGAACTAAAGGTTCACCAGGTCAAGTTATGATGCCAATGCAAACACAAACTATTAATCAACAAGCATTTCCACTCCTTGAATATCTTGACACAGTAAGAGAACAACGTACAGGAATAACAAGATACTCACAAGGCATGGATGCTGACTCTCTAAACAAAACAGCAACTGGTGTTAATGTAATATTAACCCAAGCTCAAATGAGGGTTGAGTTGATTGCACGTATCTTTGCCGAAACAGGTGTTAAAGATATGTTTACAAAGATATTTGAATTGGTGGTTAAACATCAAGATAAAGAACGTATTATTAAAATTAGAAATACATTCGTACCATTTAGACCAATGGAGTGGCGTAATCGTTGCAACATTTCAATTAACGTGGGTTTAGGTACAGGATCAAGAGATCAACAACTTGCAATCCTAAACAATATTTTACAAACTCAATTAAAAGCATTGGAGTTACAAGGTACTCCTGCTGGTCCAATGGTGAATCTTAGAAACATCTACAACACACTTGCAAAAATTGTAGAAAACGCTGGATTAAAAAATGCTGGTCTGTTCTTTACAGACCCTGATGTAGGTATGCAACAAATGCCTCCACCACAGCCACCACAACCAACAGAGTTTGAGAAAGTATCTCAATTACAAGTTCAAGGTGAGAACTACAGGAAACAAATAGATAGTGAAATTAGAATAAAAGAATTAGAAAAAGGCTATCAAGAAATGATACTGAAGTTTGAAACTAGAATTAAAGAACTTGAGCTACAATACGGAACAAAAATTAATGAAGCTGAAATAAGGCGTGATGCAGCACTTGCAAAAGAAGATTTAGTTCAGCAAGGCAAGATAAGAGAACAAGCTCAAAAAAGCATTGATAAACAACTTGACCAAGCACAACAAATCATGCAAAACGTAACTAATGGACAAAACCAATCTAAGTAAAGAAGTATCAAGAGGCGAAAAAGCCAAATTACTTCTTGATGAACCATTGTTTAAAGAGGCGTTTGAACTCTTAAAAAAAGAGTATCAAGATGCTTTAATACAAACAAAGCACAATGAAGATGCAGAAAGAAAAGTCTTATGGTTAGCCTATCACCTTACTGACAAAGTGGAAAACCACTTTCGTACCGTAATGGACACAGGCAAACTCGCTGCACAACAAATCCAACAGCTTAAAAAGAATTCGACTTAAATCGAATACACCAACCCATAAGGGAGTGTAACATTTAACAAGGAGGTTGTTATGGCTGATAGCCAATCAACTAATGTTATCGAAGCAGGAAACCTAATCAAAGGTCTGATGACTGGAGATAAGTCTGCCGATACACCAGTAGAAGAAGCACAAGCTGAATCTACACCAGAAGAAACTCAAGAGGTGGATACGCCAATTGAAGAATCTTCACAAATAACCGATGCTCCAATCGAAGAATCATCTTACGAAGAGGGGCAAGAATTATCTGAGTCGACTGATATACAAGAAAACTCTGAGGAGCCTGTTTACACTGTAACCATTGATGGTACAGACTATGAGGTGACCCAAGATGAGTTAATTCAAGGGTATCAACGAAATGCAGATTACACTCGTAAAACACAGGAACTTGCTGCTGAAAAACAACAGTCAAGTGACTTTGTAGAACGATCAAAAAAAGACGTTGAAACGAAACTTGCAAAACTTGACCAACTTAATCAAGCTGCACAATCTCAATTACAACAAGAATATGCACAGATTGACTTTGAAAAACTATACGAAGAAGATCCTGCCGAAGCTGCCAGACTAGAGCATAAAATGCGAAAGAAAAACGAACAGCTACAGCAAGTGCAAAGACAAACTCAAGAGTTACAAACTCAAGAGTTTTCTAAATACTTAGAAGAACAACAGAAACAGTTATCTGTTAAAGTACCAGAGATGAATCATCCTGAAAAGAGTTCCGAGTTTAAAAAACAAATGAGGAATTATCTTTCATCAGTTGGCTTTAACAATCAAGAGATTGATTCTGTTTATGACCACAGATATGTTTTACTTGTTAGAGATGCGATGAATTATCGTAATCTTCAAAAAGCTAAACCAGAAATTAAAAAGAAAGCGGTCAATGCTCCTAAAGTTGTAAAAGGTGGTGTGTCAAAATCAAAAGGTCAACAACAAGCGGAAGTTAGACGTCAACAACTCTCAAAGCTACGTAAAACTGGTAAGGTTGCAGATGCAGCTAAACTGTTTCGTAGTTTAGTATAACAAGAAGGAGGCTGTAATGGCACAACCAACTAACTTGTACGATACATTTGAAACTGTAGGTATTCGAGAGGATTTAGTAGATGTAATCTATAATGTTTCTCCAGAGGATACCCCAATTTTAAGTGCAATACCTCGTACAACCGCAAAATCAACAAAGCACGAATGGCAACTAGATAGCCTTGCTACACCTGCAACTAACGCAGTTATTGAAGGTGATGACGCAACTATTGATGCTATGACTGCAACGACTAGAGCATTTAACTATTGTCAAATTTCTGACAAAGTAATTGCACTTTCTGGTACACAATCTGCTGTAGATGCAGCAGGTAGAGCTGACGAAATGGCTTACCAGATTGCTAAAAAATCAAAAGAACTAAAGAAAGATATGGAGTTCGATATTATCGAGCCGAATGTTCAAGCTGCTGGTTCAGCAACTGCCGCTAGAGAGCTAGGATCTATTCCTACTTGGTTAAAAACTAACGGTGACGCTGGAACAAGTGGTTCACTTTCTACTGGTTCTGGTACTGACTTACCTGGTTCAGGTACAGACAGAGATTTAACTGAT